ACGCCATATGCAACCGATCATATGGAACATGTACTGACTAGCGGACAAGAAGGTTTCGACGACGATCCGGAAGTGAAGATCAGCCACAAGAACGAGATCGCGAAATGGCTGCTCGAGAAAGAGACCGGGAAGGCGAAGCAAGAGATTGAAGTTGGCGGGAACCTCATTGGGAACCTGATCGAACAGTTAGATCTCATTGGTCAGCAAGGGAAGCAACTAACAATCCAAGGTGATATAATAGATGTAACTTCGGACGAAGCGGAGCAGGCGAAGACAGACGAATGGGAGAATTGGCTAGGCGGAAACTTAGCTCCGACCAAAGCTCTGCGCAAGGCGGACGGAACACACACGGGAGAGACAGATGGCAAAAGCGAAAAAACAGAAGGACTTCTTCAAGTCAGCGGACCTGCGGATGAACAGAGAGATTGCAGCGGAGCGGAAAGCGGAGGCGAAAGCTAGGCCGAGAGAAGGCAACTTCATTAAGCAGATGCGGGCGCAGCGGGAAAGTAAAGAGGTCATCGCAAGTAAAGCGTTCACCCCGTTCGGCGGGAAGCAGCAAGTCGAGCCAAGGGCAGCAATAGCAGTAGATTTCGATGTCAATCCAGCGATCGAGAGGGACTCGACAAGGGACGGCGAATTCATGACTGAACAGGGAATAAACTTAGCAAAGAACAATATTAAGTAGACTTCGCGCAAGCGAGGGAAGTAACATCAAGACAGATTCGCAACTAGATTAGACAGAAAGAGGTTACCTCCTTGGCAATAGACCATCGGCAGGCATTACAGAATTTCATGCGTTACAAGAGCGATCCGTGGGCATTCCTCTCCGAGTGCGTATATACCATTGATCAGGTCGACGAGAGTTGTCCGATTAAACTCTTCCCGCACGAGCGAGAGTACCTCAAATTCTACGTCCGAGCTTGGCAGCGATACCCACACATAGCAGCACCGAAGAGTCGCCGGATGACCATGTCCTGGACAACGATAGCCCTTTATCTTTGGGACACGATGTTCAAGCAAGGCCGATTCAATGCATTCGTCTCGAAGAAGGAAGACGATGCCGGGGAATTGATCGAGCGAGCCGAATTCATATATCACCACATCCCGGAGGACAAGATACCGAAGGCACTCCTCCCAAAGATCAAAGACGGGAAGATGAAAAAGAAGCCTCCGGTCCTAGAGTTTCCGGAGCTCAACTCGCGGATCCAAGGTTTCCCAATGGGCGCGAACCAACTTAGACAATTCACATTCTCAGGAATAATGGGAGACGAAAGCGCCTTCTGGCCACAAGCCAGGGAGTTCTATTCGAGCTCTCGGCCGACGCTCGACGGCGGCGGACGAATGACTCTGATCTCCTCGGTCGGTCCGGGCTTCTTCAAACAATTAGTATTCGACACACTTAACTCGGAAATCGACAGGGACACTCCGCCAGCAGGGGCGAAAATTCACAAGCCAATGCAAGGGATACGAATTTGGCAGAATCCTGAGAACGAATTTCTCATAGTCGAAATACACTACACGGCGGATCCGGAGAAACGACACGCAAGATTCAAAGAGGTCATACAGAAGACACTCCCAAGACGACAGTACCTCCAAGAGTACGAACTCAACTGGGACACTTTCGAAGGTATGCCAGTCTATGCGGACTTCGGAGAGAGACACTTAGTCTCAAAGCAACCGGAGCCGGAACTCGGACTTCCCCTTCTCTGTGGTTGGGATTTCGGACGAACACCCGCTTGCATAGTCGCACAATTACAAGAAGACCAGCTTGTGATCATTCGGGAGTTCGTAAGTAAGAATAAGAGTATAGCAATCTTCGCCCCGGAAGTAATGGCGCAGCTTAAAGTCTTATATCCAAATTGGCGAGACGCAAACAAGGACTTCCGACACTACATAGACCCGGCGGGATTCAACAAGTCGGAGCTCGACGAAGTAACATGTGCGCAACAGATGGATATCAAAGCAGGGATAAAAGAGATCTTCCCCGGCGCTCCACTTTCCAACGCTTTCGAACCTCGTTATCAAGCGGTAACGGACAGACTCATACGGCATACGAAGAACGGTCCGGGAATAATCATGCACGAATACTCCGCGCCGACAATCGTCAAAGGTTTCCGTGGCGGTTACATGTACGCGGAATCTGCACTGGAGATCGAACCGTCCAAGCTTCGTCCGGTTAAGAACTTATATTCGCACCCGCACGACGCCTTACAATACTTATGTTGGGGAGCTTCCGAACTTACCTCAGAGCGAAGTGTCGACATTCCCGTGCCACAATATGCATTTCAACTCGACCCGAACGACAGACAACTAGACCAGACATCAGGAGTTTACGACCATGACTACAAAAAGAACCTCACTATCTGAAAATGATCAGAAAATGCTCGACTGGACACTCTCCTGCAGGGACGAAGCAGAGGATGCGAAGCGGGACCGGATGTGGACGAACAAACGGAACTGGGATAGTTACCATATGCGCCACGACTTTTCGCACAAGCAGAAGGGGCAGAGTCGTGAGGTCCTAGCTAAGCAACCGATGGCTGTCGAACAGATTGCAAGTTTCTTCCAGCAAGCTCTGATCGACCTGGGCGACTGGTCCAGCACGCAAGCATACAACGAGAAGAAAGAGACGTTAATGAAGATTCGTCCGAACGAGATTCACAAGATCACGCAGCGGCAACTCGAGAAGGCGGACTTCTTCGGTCACGTTGGAGTCGGAATCAAATCGGGACTCATCGGAGCCCTAATTATCACGAAGGTCGGAGGCGAATTCGTCACGAAGCCGAAGTTCGTTGTTAAGAAGAAGAAAACGAAGAAGCAAACGGAGAAAGTCGTAGTTAAGACCGAAGACAAGAGTTGGCAGTTGAAGCTCGACCTCGTTCGGCAGGAGAATTACTATCCGGATCCTACGGGCGAAGGTCTCTATGAAGTCTGCGACGAGTGGATGGACTTTTATAAAGTTAAGGAACTCTCCGAAGGTCCCGACGCTATCTATAGTAAGAAGGCAGTCGAGAATCTCAGTCGGACACTCACAGAGACAGAGTCGGACATTGATTCGAAAGCGCGGGAGACTAATCAGAATGAACACAACCGAAGTGGTCATCGAGGCAGAGTGAAGATCACAGAGCTCTGGGGAAAGGTCCTTGATCGTGACACCGGGGAACTCTTACACGATAATATAGTAATTACGGTTGGAAACGACACGGAGATCCTTCGCGGTCCGATGCCGAATCCGCATTGGCATCAAGAGAGTCCCTTCGTCGTTGCTCCTTTAATGGACGTGCCCAACGCAGTCTGGCCCAAAGCACTAATGGACTCGCCGACTGCTATGAACCGGATGCTCAACGAAATATACAATCTAATTGTCGACGGAGCGATGAAAGCAGTAAACGCTATCTCGCAGATTCGAGTCGACGGCCTTGTTGATCAATCGCAGATAGCGGACGGAATCCCTGCGGGCACCGCACTCAAGATTAATTCGAAAATCCCGCACGGGACGAAAGTCGCCGAACCTGTAATCACCGCAGATGTTCCGGCAGACGCTTTGAATGTTATGAACTTAGTACAGCAAGAGTTCAACGCCGCTGCCTTAACGTCGGACGCACGGAGCGGAGCCGCTTCAGTTAAAGAGCAAAGCGCGACAGCAATCGTCGAATCTTCGCAAACAATTACTTCCGTATTCCAGGGACTCGCGAAGAATGTTGAGCAAAGATGGATCAAGAAGATCTTAGGGAAGAGTTGGAAACTCACTGCGCAGAATATGGACGCTCTCGATCAAGAAGAGCTCAAAGTGCTCGTCGGGGACGAAGAGTATGCGCAGATCGAAGACTCAAGTCCGCAAGAAATCTTCGTTTCAACAGTCAACGGAGTTAAATTCAATGTGTTCGGAATCGCGGAGACTATGCAAATGCAACAGGACTTCCGCAAGTGGACTACCCTCCTGCAAACGATTTCAAGTTCGGAAATACTCATCGAAGCGTTCGTACAGAAGTATGACTTTACTAAGTTCGTTGGCGAGATCATGACAAGTCTCGGAATCAAAAAGGCGAAGATCGAACGGCCGGAAATTGAGCAGATGGGAGATACTGATCCGGAAGAGCAGATCGGAGAGGAAGCGCAACCGGGAGCTACTCCGGACATTGGGAGTCAGTTGCCGGATCCGAACGGAATTCCTCTTTCTTCGCTCCTAGGGGAGACGGCGCAGCAGCAAGGGGGGATTCCGCAGGCGAGCTTCCCACCGAGTAGAGCGGGGACTGGACAATAAATTGCGTAAGATAAGGACAATTCCACGAGGCGGATCTATTTCTCGATTTAAAATTCGCCAAGCAGTAAAGATGTTAAAGGAAAATAAAAATAATGGAACTAAACAAGAACTAAAGGAGAATATCATGGCAGGAACAATGAAGAAAAAAAAGAAAGTAATTCGTGCAGGTAGTGCGCTTGGCGGAGCCGCTGGCGTTGCGCTAAGTAGCACAGAAATGAAAATGTTTAGAAAGAAAGTTAGGGCAAGAGTTGCAGCGGTACGTGCAGGCGGCGAACAAGGTGTTTTAACTTCCGCCGATGTTAAGGCCTTCGTTAAGCGGAAAAAGAAAGCTAAGAAGAAATAATGGAACTAAACTCAGATCAACTACAAAAACTCAACAGGGGAAGGACGCTAAGGATAGCACTTCCCCCTCTCCTAGATCTCCTTGGGGAGGAAATCGAAAACGCACTCAACCGCCTCGTCGGAGATTTCCGCAACGGGAAGACTGAGTTCATCGGACATGCAGCAGAACTAGCAACATTAATTAACTTGCGCGATACCTTACTACGGGAAGAGCAAGATACTACGTCTATGGAGGCAACATTACATGGCAACGGGTAAGAAGAAAGTCACAAAAAAGAAGGCTACCGAACTGCAAAAACGCTTAACTATGATGGAGAAAAAGAAGCGTGCGAAAATTCAAGAATCAATGGCGCAATCCAAAGTTGCAGCTAGTGCCTCAAATGCGCGTAAATTAGATCGACGTCGTGCAGAGAAAAAGAGTAAGGCTGCGTCAGAACGCGCCATAGAATTAGGCGAATCAAAAAGAATAACTCGTAAAGCAGGCGAAGCGGCTGCAGCGGGATTCAATCGGTTAGATGCGGAACGGAAGGCGCATAAGGATTTCCATAAGAAGAAAACAACTAAGAAAAAGAAGTAAGACAAACAACAAGAGAGGAGAGACTCAGATGGAACAGCAAACAGAGAAGACAGGTGACGAAGAAGCAAACTTAGCTAAGGCCGAGGCACTCGGAATCGAAGACGGAGCACTCGTTCCGGGTACAGAGGAAGTCGAACTAGTAAGTGGACTTAACATGGGATTCGGAGAGGAAGCGAAAGCAGCGGCAGCGGAAGAAGATGCAGCGGTCGCAGCGAAACTCGAAGAGCCCGAGGAAATCCAGATCGGAGACAAGACATTTAACAATCAAAAGGACGCAATTGCGTATGCTAAAAAATTAGATGGAGAGCGATTAGCGAATGACGCATATAGACAGGGCATCCAGGACACGATTGGAACGGAAAAGGTTACCCCTGTCGCCTCCGAACCGAACAAAGAGGAAGTAGAAAACTTATTCTACGACAATCCGACAGAATACATCGCTAAGATCACTAACAAGGCGCGCAGCGAAGCGAAGGAAGAGATCCTGGCGGAGATCAGGCAAGAGCGTGCAACGAGCGATCTATGGACAACATTCTATAACAAAAACCCGAACTTAAAGAGCAAAGACAAACTCGTTAAGACAATCTTAGCTGAGAATATGGCAATGCTCGGAAACATGACCGATCACGATAAGGCAATGACAATTCTCGCTGGGAAAGTCAAATCGCAACTCAAAGAATGGGCAGACGAAGACATGCCAAAGCAAGAACTTGCTAACGTGCACATCACAAGTGGAGGCGGAAGTCAGAGCGAGGTAACCTCTAGGCCGGTGAAAAAAG